AAGTACAGCTATACCCCAAAAGGTAAAGCAGCAGCGGCTAAAGCTCGCAAGCGTATGGCTAACAAAAAGAAAAAGAAGTAACCAATGATAGCAGAGATAAGTGCAATTGTCGCTGGTGTTAACGCTGCAACATCCGCTATCAAGCGGGTAGCTGAGACAACCAATGACATCTCAAGTATCTCTAGCTTTCTATCGACACTTGGCGGTGCAGAGGTTGAACTAGCAAGAGCGCAAAACTCAGGCGGTTTGTCTGAAGCAGATGCTGTCAAAGCTGCACTAGCCAAGAAACAAATACAAGAAACCATGCAGGAGGTTAAAGACCTGTTTATGGTTAGTGGTAACGGGCAGTTATACAACGAAGCTATGGCTGCTATGGCTGAAGCAAGGAAGGCTAAACAACTAGAGTTAGCTAGGAAGGTAGCAGCTAAGAAACAATTTTGGAAGGAGGTTAAACAGTACGCAGCTATCTTTGGTGTAGTAATTATACTCTTACCTATGATACTTGCACTTTTAATTAACTTTTTAGTAAAAAACACTTGACAAATATAAAAAAGTATGCTATAATGTATAGGTACAATAGTGTACATAAGTATTCTTTAACAAAGGTAAAATACTATGACTCAAGAGTTAGAAACTTACTTCAACAATTACTTTGCTATGTTTCGTTCAGAAGGCTGGAAACAGTTAATCTCTGACCTTAGCGGTAATGTTGCACAAATCAACTCAGTAGAAATGACTACGGATAATGATAACTTGAACTTCCGTAAGGGACAGTTAGCTATCCTAGCAACCATACTGAATCTTGAAACACAGATTGACAACGCTCATGCTGAAGCAGAATCAGAGAATACTGAGGAAGCTATAGATGAGGCTGTTTGATTTTAGATGTCCTTGCGGCAAACTGTTTGAAGATTTAGTTAAGTCTGATGTCACAACTTCTAGGTGCAGTTGTGGCTTGGACGCTAAACGTGTTATCTCGCCAGTACGCTCTAGTCTGGAAGGTATCAGTGGAGACTTCCCTGATGCCGCAGACAAGTGGGCCAAAAGGCGAGAAAGTCACATGGCATACGAAAGAAGGCAATCCTCTTAGAGAACCTTCATAATAAAGTTCTCCACAATACTAAGGTACGGAGTTAATAATGGCTAAGATTATTGAACCTGAGCGTCAGGATAACCAAGAAGAAAACGAACAACAACTAGAGATGTTTGTTGAGGAACAACAGGAAACTCCTGAACCACAAGTACAGGAACCTGAGATACCTGACAAATATAAAGGCAAGACTGCTGAAGAACTTGTACAGATGCACCAAGAAGCTGAGAAGCTATTGGGCCGACAAAGCTCTGAAGTAGGTGAGCTACGTAAGGTTGTTGATACGTACATCCAGACACAACTCACGCAAGATACGCAACAAGCACCACAACAAGACGAAGAAGTAGATTGGTTTACAGACCCTGATAAGGCTGTAGATAGGGCTATTCAGAACCATCCTAAAATTAAGGAAGCTGAAGCCGTAACGCAACAGTATCGTGCAAGCACTGCGCTATCAGAGCTACAACGTAAGCATCCTGATATGCAACAGATTCTGCAAGACACTAACTTTGCTGAGTGGATTAAGGCATCCAATGTTAGGACTAAGCTGTTTGTAGCAGCAGACCAGCAGTACGACCATGAAGCCGCCGATGAGCTATTTAGCTTGTGGAAAGAGCGACAGAACATTGTACAGCAGACTGCCGCTGTAGAGGAACAATCTCGTAAGCAAGCAGTTAAGGCAGCATCCACAGGTAATGCCCGTGGTAGCACTGAATCAGCACCTAAGAAGATTTACCGACGCGCAGACATTATTAACCTTATGAGAACAGACCCTGACCGCTACGCTGCTCTACAACCTGAGATTATGAAGGCGTATGCGGAGAAACGGGTCAGATAGTATATCTTAGGAGATATTTATTATGACTGATTCAACATATCCCGCAACTGGCGGGTTTGTAGACAACACTAGTGCAGCTACTTTCATTCCTGAAATTTGGAGTGATGAGATTATTGCTGCATACCAGAAGAACCTCGTCTTGGCTAACTTGGTCAAGAAGATGTCTATGGCTGGCAAGAAGGGTGACACGATTCATGTACCCAAGCCTGTCCGTGGTGATGCACACGCTAAGGCAGAGAACACTGCTGTAACGGTACAGAACGCTACGGAAAGCGAAGTACAAGTCTCTATCGACAAGCACTTTGAATACTCACGTCTGATTGAAGACATCACTGATGTACAAGCTCTGGCTTCTTTGCGTCAGTTCTACACGGAAGATGCTGGTTATGCTTTGGCTAAACAAGTTGATACCGACCTGCACAGCTTGGCTACGGGTCTGGGTTCTGCTGGTTCTACTAGCTCTACCTACCTGAACAACGGTGGTACGTTCTTTGTAGACGCTACCAACGGCCTGTCTACCTACGCCGCTGACACGGTTACGACTTCTGATGTATTCACGGACGCTGGTTTCCGTGGCATCATTCAGAAGCTGGACGATGCTGATGTACCAATGGAAAACCGTTGCTTCATCATTCCTCCTTCAGTACGTAACACCATCATGGGTATTGACCGTTACGTTAGCTCTGACTTCGTTAACAGCGGTCAAGTTACTGGTGGTCAGATTGGTCAACTGTACGGCATTGACGTATTTGTTAGCACCAACTGCCCTGTAGTTGAGGCTGCTGCTGATAACTCTGCTTCTGCTGTAGACTCTCTGGGTGCATTGTTAATCCAGAAGGATGCAATTGTAATGGCTGAGCAACTGGGCGTTCGCTCTCAGACTCAGTACAAGCAAGAGTTTCTTGCTAACCTGTTTACCTCAGACACTCTGTATGGCGTTGCTGTACTGCGTCCTGAGTCAGGTTTGACTTTGGTTGTTCCTAAGTAACAATCGTTTAGCTGGGGGCTGCTACGGTGGCCCCTTAGCTTTATCTTTAAGGAGTGTATTATGTGGCAAGCATTGATTAGCCCTATAGCAAACTTAGCTGGTACTTTCCTTAAAAATAAAGCTGCTGAAAAGCAAGCTGTCCATGAGTCCAAGATGCGTAAGATTAATGCTGACGCAGATTGGGAAACTCAACAAGCCTCTGCATCACAGTCCTCATGGAAGGACGAGTGGTTTGCAGTTATATTGAGTTTGCCATTAATTGGAGCCTTCATCCCTGATATGGTTCCCTACGTACAAGAAGGGTTTGCTGTATTGTCTACTATGCCTGACTACTATAAAGCATTCTTAGGTGGCGCTATAGCTGCCAGCTTTGGTATCAAAACTTTGTCTCACTGGGGTAAATAGTGCAAATAACTATACCCACAGGTTTATTTAACTTAGGCGGGTTTACACTGCCCCAAACTCCTGTAGCACCTGCACCTGCTCCCCCTAGTCCTGTTGATTTACGTGTAGCAGAAATTGAGGCTGAAGTAGAGCGTAAACGTCAGGAAGAAGCCGGTAGAGCAGTACCAGAACCTGCGGACATATCCGCTTACTATGATGCTTTGCGTGCTGGGGAAGACCCATCAGAGTTTGCAGACATTCTTCAAAGCTCTTTATCAGAACAAGGATATGTTACAACTGGCACTGAGATGGCTGAAGCAGGAGCCTATGGCCCTGTAGAAGATTTATTTATTGTACCGGGTGGTCTTGGTGGTAAAGTAGGTGAGTTTGAGTTTGACAAGACCTTAGAAGATTTTAAAGGTTATGACTTTGACTACGGCAGTATTTCTAATGAGAACCTAAAGAAGTTCCAAGAAGAACTATTGCCTGTTATGGCTCCAGAGGTAGCACAGGCACAGTTAGAAGGTCAGAGCTATCAGAATGCACTTATACAAGCCTATGAACGCTCACCCCAAGTACAAGAGATATACGCTAAGTACAACATATCTCCACAGCGCATAAGTCGTAAGCATGGTTCTGAGTACGTCTATGACCCGTTTACGTTTGGTGAGATACAGACTGTAGACAGAAGCCCCGGCGTTAGTGAAGCTGTAAAAGGAGTGGCTACTTCTTTATTTGGAGGTGCTGTATTAGGGCCAGCAGTAGGAGCTTTAACGTCAGGCGCTCCAGCAGCACTACAGCCTGCTCTTACAGGCGCTTTAACATCAGCGGCTACTGGTGGCGACCCTTTAACAGGAGCGTTAACAGGCGGCTTAGGCGGCCTTGCAGAGCCTGTTATTACTGGAGCAGACTTAGGTACTTTTGGCACTGCTGGTGCTGAAGGTCTTAGTGCTGCTGCTATTGCAGAACTAACTGGTGGCGACCCTTTAACATCAGGCCTACTTGCTGCTGGCACGTCTCTTGGCAAAGGTGTAGTAGAAGACATAAAAGAAGACCGTCTAGAAAAGTTTAGAGAGGATGTAGGGGCTATTGAAGTTCCTGAATTACCAGACTTTGATGTAGGCGCTGGCTCAGGGGACTTGCCTTTTGATATTGATTTAGAGTCAGCAGCAAAAGACGCAGCTTTTAGACAAGAAGTGGCTAATATCACAGTCCCTGAAATACCTGAGCTTGACGTAGGTGTAGGGTCAGGAGATTTACCTTTTGAAGTGACTCCTTCAGTTCCAGCGTTTCCTTCTATGGAAACAAAACTTGACCTTGAGCCTCTGCCTACTGGAACTACAGTTCCTTTAGAGCCTACTTATGTGGGTCAAGAAGGTTTTAATAGGGCCACACAGGAGTTACAACGCCAAGCAGATAGTCTTAAAAAACAGATAGAAACAAAACAGTCTGAAACAAGAGGCGGAACACTTAGACTAGAAGAAATAGAAGATTTACAAAGACAACTAGCTAATACTGAGGCAAAACTAAACAGAGCATTAGGTATAGACACTGATGTAACTACTGTTGATTTAACAGAGCCTACTCCTATAGCAGATGACATACTACAGGTTCCTCCTAGAGAAACAGTACGCCCTGAGTTATCAGTAGAGCCGCCTACACCTGATGTAGACTTAACACCTCCAGAGTTTACTTCTCCTGATATTTCAGAAGTTGTAGCGCCAGAGTTTGAACAGCCTACTATAGACATAGCCCCTCCAGTTATACCGACGGAGCCTATACGTATACCTGCTCCTTTTGAAG